TGGTGTTACTGCACCAGCAGCAATGTTAATTGTGTCTATTGTAAGATTTATATTACCAGTCGCGGTGATATCTGTTGTTGTAACAGCGTTTGAATTAATAGTGCCACTTACTTCAACATCACCCGTAACATCAAGTTCAGCCGCGGGCGTAGGTGTGTTAATACCAACCTTACCATCTTGCAACACTGTAAGTGCTTGAACCGCAGCGCCAGTTTGATTATCTGAAAAAATACTAAGCGCATCGTTATTAGTAGCACCAGAGCCCATGTACTTTAAACTAAACCCGTTCTGCGCTGAATTAGATTCACCGTCTGTGGTGTCTACTCTTAAAAGAGTAACATCGGCATCGGTGGCCGCACCAATACGAATCGCAGTACCACTCGCTTCTTGATTTAGTCGAATACTATTATCAACACTACCAGTTGCTCCTCCAAGATCCAATAGAAACTCAGGTGCAATAGTGCTTAGACCAATATGATTATTAAGTTCATTTACGTAGATCTTTTGACCACTATTGTTGTAAGTACTATTTAATAGATCAATACTATTGGTTGAATCCTTATAGAACACTTTACCATCAGCGTAGTTCAATGCCAATTCGCCGAGTTCAAGATCGCCTGAAGTAGGTTGTGCACCAGAAACACCACTGCGTGTTAATTTAATTTGTTGATAGTCAGCCATTATTTTATATTTTATGCGAGAGTATTAAGCTCTTGCCATTTGTAGAAATAGTCATCAGCGTAAGGATCCTTTAGCCCACCGTAAATCCAACGCCCGACTCCAAAAAGTCTTCCATCATTAAGATGAATTGTGTGCTGGTGCCAAGTAGAATTCCAAACAGTGTTGTTTTGGTGCATTGGATAAATATCCACTACTTTACGTAAGAACCTATCATTAATATAACGTATTCTTTCCCATTTAGTAGTACTACCATTATAACCACCCGCGTCGGTGAAGGTTGTTGTCCCTTGTCCAGAATACGTAATACCAGTAGCACCTTCGCCGCCATAACCGGTAACCCACAATTCTAATTTGGCTGTTGCGTTATTAAGAGCGATGCAATAATTTGGATTGGCCAGTGCCGCTTGCCCTCCACAATTATAAAAATTCTGAACAGTGTGAGTTGCGGTGTTCCATGGGCCTGATGTTACTCGTTTCCAAGTTGTATAAACAACATCTTCTATATCGCCTTGTTGTCCAGGTCCGTAATGATTGGACGAACCAGCAGCCCATAGTTGTGGTTGTGAATGCTCAGTCACGATATATGATACACCACCATGCACACCAGAGATAGCACCTGATCCACTTGTATAAATTTTACCCGAAGCGCCTTTCGCCGCGGCGTCCCAGATTCTTATAGCTGTCGTTCTATTTGTAGGCGTACCGTCTCCGAGCTCATAAGCCGCGTTATAGCCCCAGCCATAAATATCGCCATTTGCTGTTTTTGCAAAAAGAGTCGGGTTGTACCCTCGCCCATAGATTTCGACAACATTATTAAGTGCTGCGCCTGTAGCAGTCTTAACTATGTTCCAATGCAATTGGTCTATTGTGTTACCAGCACCGCATGCTCCCGAGCCGTTATAGCCCGCGGTGTATATTAATCCATCACTGCCGACCGCCGCTATAACGTTATATGCATACCCACCGACCGCGATTGCTTTAGTAAATGTAACTTTAAAGTTAGTTGCCGTTGCAGGGTTTGTTGTCAGTACTCCTGTTGCAGTAGCTAAAGGATTCATGACATGTGGAACCTTTAGACGATTACTGCTGGTTGCTGAATAATTATAAATTGAACTGGCGAGTTCATCTCGCTTTTGAGATAGCAAAACTTCAGCGTTGCCTGATACTTCATCGCTAATGTCGGTTAAACCACCACGAGCAAGTTGACCAGTATTATTTGATCGCTAGTCCCCCAGAGTAAGCCATTTGTATCAAGAGCATAACAACTTCTTGCATCATTCGCAGGACTATTGACTATGCCAGTGTCGATGCTTGTTACTGATGAATCATAAAATTTAACGCTATTATCAGAAGTGAAAGATCTACACCATTCAGCGTGCTCCCCGTCGTTTTCGGTATTTTCAACATCGCCAAAAATATTTGACCACCCGTGCCCAAAAATCTTACCGGTTTTTGTAACACAGCTGACGTGATAATATCCTAGATAGACTTCCTCAGCTTCTTCTTCATCAGGAAGATAATCATTGTTCCACCCGTATGAGTGATCAAGCATCGTGTTGTATGCTTTATACTGCTCAGTATAGCCATTTATTCTTGGTTGATCATCATCGTCAATGAAAGCTACTACACCTCGGCCAGTAACACCAGTAGCACCCTTTTGCCGCGCCATCATTTTCTTCGCATCGCCTTTACGCTGAGCACTCTGAAGAATGGTGCCATCTTCAAACATGATAGCCTTTGTACCATTTATAACAACACCACCAGTATAATCACCAACTGAGTTAGGCGAAATATTATTGTAGTTAATGATAAGAGTATCATTCGCCCCAAACCCTCCAATATCGTTTAGCGTAGTTACAGACTTACGATCGTACCCATTTAACACAGGATCGCCGATGTTACTACCATTGCCATGAACAAGAGCTCGACCACTGTGGGAATTACCACCAGCTCTACCCTCGTTACGAAGTTTAATATCGGCCCCAGTCACGCTGAGTGATGCTGGAACTAAGACTGTTCCAGTAGCGAATGCCAATTTACCATCATTGTCAATTCTAAACGCTGTAGTTTCAGGATTAATTTTAAGCTTAACTGTTTCATTTACAGGTGTAATATTATCACCATCGACTCCTACAGAGTCTTGCATGATTAAACCAGAATCTTGTAAGTCAATTTTAAAATCAATCTTTGAATCAGTCTTCGTCTTAATGATATAGTTGATCGTAAGGTAAGGCTGTATACGGCTTCCAGGACTCATCGTGTGAGAGTGAGAATCCGTAGCCGGCGTGCCACCTACAGTACTAGTATATGGTGAGTGTGTTGAGTCCGTCGTGCTTTGCGTGACTTGATCAATAGGGTGTGTACCGTCACCTATAGGATCTATGTCAATCCCAAAATAATCTATACGGCCGGCCCCACTGGTGTCACCTATACCACTAGTGTGTTTATGTGATGGTAATCCAGATTGTGCTGCAGTGAGTGTGGTCCCTCCAGTGCTCGTATTAGTTGTACCACCCGTATTACCAACATCGCCAAAATTTATACCACCACTAATACCTGCGCCTACAGAAACTCTACCACTGAAATCTGGCAAATAGTATGTATCGCCATTGTGCACGCCGTACGTATCTCCAAGCTCAGCAGCCAAATCAGGAAGCGCCGCGGCGCTAAATGAACCGCCATTGCAGACTAACCACTTTCCGCCCGTAGGCGGTTCAGTCGAAGCCCAAGGAATAATTGAACCCACTGGAACAATTTCCTCAAAGACTGCAGTGGTTTGTTGAAGACCACCCGCATTTGCAAAAGCATCGGCTGGATTTACCCAGGACATCTGACCTGCTACATTCGACTGAAGAATTGAGAGGGATGAAGGGGCTGAAGGAACGCTGTAATCTTTAGTTCCAAATTTAATCTGCGAAGATGCTTCAAGTTTGGTACCTTTTAATGTTGAAGCCGATGTTACCGCGTGATTAATCTGAAGAGTATTAGCAGAACTATACAAAGTAGTACCTCCAATATCTAAAGAATTCGCTATAGTCGTAGCGTTAGGAAATTTAGGAGTCGATGTGAAACTTATTTGTGTTGATACTTGTTTAGCAGAACCAGCAATAGGAATATACGTACTTGGCAATGTGCCAAAATCAGTATTGATCTTATTCGTTAGAGACGCGTTGAGATCATCAATTTCAACCTTAAGGGAATTTGTCTTCTTACGCCAGATGTCGAAAGTATCGTCGCCGATAATTCCGTTTCCAAAGTCCATGTAATCTGATTCTAATATTGCCATAATCTTTATTTATATGTTTCCTTTAAATGTATTACACATACCTTGTTGCACTAATAAACATTGCGTGATCAGTATCATTTGGAGTTAACAACACGATGTTTCCAGTTGTAAGACTACCAACGCCAATAGCATTATATGTCGAACCACCATACCGCCATTTAAAATGTGTCCCGCTAGCTGCAGAGGAGAATGGTGCTCCCTGGTTAGACCAGATGTTACCCTTAAATAGTGGTAATATATCACCTTGCTCACAACCAAACACCGCGGCCCCACTAGTTGTTAGAAATTTGACATACATATTAAAAAAAGCAGGAAGACCACCAAGATTATGAGCGATGGTATGATTAACATTGTGCGTGCCAATTGGAGTTTCAATAGTAGCAGTTTTAATCTTTGCGTCAATTTGCGTGTGCACACTTGCCGAATCGTCTTTCAACTTCAATTGTCCAGTGCCATTAAATTCAAAGTCACTAGGATCAACATCAAGATTAAGAGTATTCTCTGAATTAGCCGCAAGTAGATTAGATGCCGTGCGCTGATTATTGATCAATAGACCTTCGCCTGGTGTAACATTCTGTGTTACCGTTGCGGTTTCTTCATACTTAATGATGTAGTTTAATGTGATAAACGGCTGGACATTGTTGTGCGCTTGACCGATAGTAACTTCACCACCCGCAGCAGTTTCTCCATACACTTGACCAGAATAAGGCCAACGCTGAGCCCCGCTGTCTGGCGGGTTGTTGGGCTCTGTCATGCCCTGCGCATTCAATCCATCTGTGCTCGTGTTAACAGCATTAGTATCATTATACGTGTAAAATAGCTCTCCTCCATCTCCTTGTGACTTATGAATGTGCTCGGCCAATTCGGCTGTGCTAAGTGTATGCTGAAATTCACCGCTGAATGACAAACTATTCGTGGTGTATGTTGTGCCGCCGAGTGTTGTAAACGCTGCAGAAATTTGACTATCGGAGTTTGTTCCTTTACCTACTGGAACTCGTGCACGCAAATCAGGAAGATTGAATGTAGTGCTACCGTCACCTGCACCATAAGTTATACCAATAGTATCATAGAGAGCAGAGTATGTGGTACGGCTAACGGGTGTCCCATTACACAACAACCACTTATTAGGAATACTATCTGTTGACCATTGTGTGATTGTACCAATTGGTGTTGGATCTTCAATCTGATATGCTTCAACTTGTGCTTCTGCCGTTGCTTCAGTTTGCCATTGGAGAGAACCACCTGTTGAGGCTTTTAAGATTTGTCCTGGTTGAGGTGAAGCACTTGGCCATGTGTATGTAACACCTGCATATTCTGTAAGACCAGATGGAATATTAAGTTTACTTGCCTTTACGGTTGAACCCGACTCACTCAGATCAATATCTTTATTGACTTTAATAGAGTCTCCAGACAAGTATAACTTACCAGTAGATCCGATCTGCAAAGCGTTAGTTGCATTAACTGCTCCAGTAAGCTTTACCGCGCCTTCAAAAGTTTTTTCTCCAGTGATCCCTTGGTTGTGTGTCAGCGTTACAATGTTATCATTTCCACCTGTTACATTCAATAGAAGATTCAGACGTGTGTCAACCGCATTTGCTATAGCTTTATTAGAAAGAGCTTCTCGACCAATGTCATTCGTTTTCTTTCTCCACGAATTAAAGGTGTCACTCGAAAGAACACCATTACCAATTTCTTCAACATCATCTTCGGAGATCGGGCTTAGATATGATACATAGAACTCACCACTGTATATTCCACTTGGTGCCGTCGATGATGCGTGTACTGCGTCTTCAATGGGCATCCAAAATGTAACATTAGGAACTTCCTCAAAGGTGTGAGCGTGCGACGTATTAAGAGTATTATCAACCGCGGCATTCGCTTCAGTCGCGGTTAGATATAGAGGATAAAAATATCCACTTTGTCCAAAGGTAGTTCCCGAATTGCTCGTTCCATTTATATAGTAAAGTGCCATAGTTCTATTTATCTAATTTTTCGACAAGCTTTTCAACAAGATTTGTAAGATTATCAACTTTATTTTTTAACGTATCAAATTCTTTTTGTTTGTTCTTCCTTGCTGCTCTTCGGGCTAATGCCACACGATAACCGTTTGAGTCATTTGAAAGTATTGCCTTCGATGATGTATCTCTTTCTAATTTTCTATTTTCTTTTACTAAAAGCCTTTTCATATTAGATAGTTGCAATTACTCTTAAGTCTTTAACTCGAGGTGCAAGTGCGATATTCTCTGATGTAAAGACTATCTTAACTTGAAAAGAGGTAAATGGTTGAGTATTTTCAAAAACATATTCCGTTTCACCAAAGTTATTGCCAGAGTTAATTAAGAGAGGTGACTGCGGTTCGACCTTAATAAAGTCCACATCGCGAATACGTTCATCGGTTGATTTCACTCGAACATATACTCGAATGTCAGTTTCGCTAGAAGGTTTATTAGCAAGTAATAGAATATTTAGTTGGTCGGCCGCATTGTTAAGCTCAACTTCACGTGTAATATATCTTGCAGAACCTTCACCATGACCTGCTACTAGCTCAGTATCAGTTGCAGCATTTCCTGGTTGAACTGTCGCATCGTCTGTTATTATATTTTCAATAGCTAATAGCGAAAGGCGATCTAAGTCAACAACCGGACTTACAAATTCACTTGCACTTGTAAATGTAATATTAAGTGCTGCTTCACCTGTGTTTATATTACCATCGGTGTCGGCTGAGGTAAACGATCTAACAGTGTCGAAATACTTATCGTCATCAGGTGTTATTAATACATCAGAATCTGATTCAATTCTTAAATTGTAATCGATCGAAGTATTGGCAAAATCTATTTCTTCTGATAAAAGTCGAAGTTTTGAGAAACTGAATGCACCTTCTCCTCCAGCAAACATTGGATCTAATCGGTATGTATAACCACTTAAACCAGTAAAAGCAGCGCGGTGAATTACCATCTTAAAGTCGCGATTTTGGTCAGGTGTCCATGTTGAAGCATTCTGCGATTTAAATGATACACCCGCGTATGTGTTCTTAGAAATACGTGTGCCAGTCGTTACATCATCGCCTCCAACTTCGGCCATCCATAAGCGATAGTCAGGAGAATTAGACATGACCACAATTGCGTATTCTACACCAGGCGAAAGATAAACAGGAGATTCAAATTCGAATGTTGTTGCTACTGACGCGTCATCGCTAATCTTTACTTCGTGATTAGTGCCTCCGCCCTTCGGCTTTTTGACAACCTTAGAAAATGGTACTAACTTCTGTGTTGGTATACCATTTTCAACAGTAACTAGATGCACTGATAGTGGAACATTTTCAGATCTTGCTTTAAAGTATAAATCAATCTTAGTTGTATACGTACCAGTAGGGATATCACCAATGATAAACGATTGTGCGAGAGGATCGTAATATGCAGTATTCGTTTTGGTGATAACACCAGCTCTAAACTGTTGTATCCTTTCGTCCGTATCCACGATCTGGATCTGTTGAGTCGAAATAATCTGCGCCTCTTTAGATTGAAGTAAACCACTCGCGGTATAAGCCGCCGAAGCTGATGTAGTGGTATTCGCTAAATCATTGGTGCTTGAATCCGTAAGCTTAAATTTACGCGTGCCTGTTCTAAATTTGTAAGTTTGGTTATTCGGTACAACAAAGAAACCTTCAAGATCACCTTCACCATCAGCTATCAATTCAGTGCGCGTGATTGAAAGCGTACTCAAAGGATCTGCCGCGTCAAACGTCGAGGTATCGACCGTGGCGTTATCAATATGTTTTACAAAAGGCGCTTTAGTGCAAAACTCGCTAACGTCCACTCCATCAAAGAACGCGTACATCCGTGAGTTTGGCTTAAGTAACTGTGCTTTAAAATAAACTCGGCGTGAACGAATATATGGAATGAAGCTTATATCAACTACACTATCTCCAATATTCTGTTGAACAGTATTAACAACGGCTTCTTGTTTAATACCTTCGCGAATTTCCTGAGTTTCAAACGTGGTTGTAGTTTCGCGGACAGGCAGTGATCCGGTCATACCAATCGCTTGTTTTTCAGCATTAGTTAGTCGCTTAGAACTACGACTAAGTCTCTTACCAACGCTGTGAGTCTCCCATGAGTCGTCGAATGTCCCTAAAGCGTTGCCTTCATTTAAAGTATTTGCTAGCGCATCAAGTCCACCATTAATATTAAAGACAACGTCTGGTCTTCTATCAACTTCGATCCATTCATCACTTGCAGGCGATAGTTCTACGTTTCCATTCCAAGAAGCAAGGTCGTACGGATTAACACTAATATCAATACTCGCGGTTGATTGAGTAATCAATGGTGTTGAAGTGTAAGGCAGAGATAAAAGTGTGCCTCCGCCATCTGTACGGGTGAGTGCAGTGTCGTCTCCAGCATATCCATTGAACCTGAGTCTTTTGTTTTTAAGCGTAAATGTTGGTCGTATGAAACCTTCTCGCGTATTAAACGCAACTTTAAGTTTTGGATCTAACACATCAGCAATACCTTGTGTTTGGAAACTATCAACTAAGATACCATTCTTAAATCTTTCTCCATCACCATCAAGAATCTGTTTCCCATTTGCTTCTCTTTCGAGTAATGATAAAGATGTATAGTACTCAAGGTTTTCAATTCTCTTTTCAAGACTACCGATATCGCGCATTGTAAACCTACGATTATCAATGGGTCGAAGTTGTATGTCTGATGATTTACGAGTATAAGCTGGTACAAAGATATCGTACAACGCCATTGTATCTGAAGGCGCTAAAGGACCATTGGGCTGATTTGCTGGTTCACCGTTTAGTATACTAAAATCACCAAGCGTGTTTACGACAACTTTATCTAGGCGAGAAAGATAGTAGTTCAACGTTGTTTTAGTAGGACTATTTGGATCAAGTGTAATTGCACTTGTCTCATTATCATTTGGGCGGAAGTCTAAAACATCCGAAAGATAAGTTCCTCTATATTGTGGAATGTCTTTGTAGTTAATAGTACTATAAGAACTTACATCAAAGAAATCGCCAGTGCCGTGAGAAAAGTATTTGTAAGTAACCTTTAATCCAGTAACGCCCGAACCAATGTATTTAATTTTACCAACTTTATAAAGACCATCGCGTTGACCATTGTCGAGTTCATAGTCACTCGCGTCAATCGCTGCTCCAGCTGTATCAGTAACAGAATCAATTTCAATGATATCACGATTGGCTAAATCGTGAATAGTATTGCTTGCTACTGCAGCAGCAGTGACCACTTCGGCAGTTACTGTCGTCGCAGTTTTAGTCTTAGCAGTTAAACCACCGCTGCCTAATTTAAGTTTTACTGGTGCAATAACGGTGCACGTAGCGCTTGAACTTACTGCTAGAGTAACTGCGTTGTTATTGGTTCCACCTAAAGTAACTCCTGTTACATTAACAGCCGCACCATTTGATTGATTAATTACAATATACGCGTTCGGTGAATCGTTAAAAAATCTACCGGCTGAGTGCGGGGTTAAACTACTTACAGTAAGTGATAACGAACTTCCATTAGCAACAACTTCTGTTTCAATTCCACGAACAACAACTTCGCTATTAAAGTTCGGTGTGGATCCGCCTTTTTCAATACTCTGAACTGTGTTATAAGGGAGCGCGATTAAATTCTTATTATTTGCTGAATCGTAAATTGGTGTAGGAGCTGAGGTATCAGTGTCACTTAAAGTAAACACAAATCCCGATCCACCTGTAACTTTATCACCGCTAAGTGCTGTAGCGTTTCTTGGAATATCGCCACTTAAGTCATAGATATACACGCGGTATACTGATCCAACCTTTTCAATTGCACGAATTCGACATGCAACTGATCCAGCACCGTCGAACGTATATAGTTTATCAGGTGCATTGAAATCAGGAGCATTCACAATACCGCTGCCTTCGATATAGTTACCAATATTAGCTGAACCATATACAACTTCTGGTTCTTCTAAAGTTGTACGAGCTTTATCTACTGGAAGTTCTAAAGTTTTTTCAAGAGGAATACGGTATCCTTGTACATAAGCTACTGATGGTTCAACCGTAGTAATATATTTTGCTTCATCACCTGGAACTACGTCACCTGCTAAATATCTTCCGCCGTTTCCTGCCGCATCATTAAGGTGTTCTCTTACACTTACTCTAAATGGGTTAACGGTGTAATTGCCACTTTCTTCCGATGTGCGAACTGCAAGTTTAGTATCAATTTGGCTATACTCTGTACGAGCCGCGGCAATGAATTTACTCGTATCAACACTTAAAAGATCAAGATAATTGATGCTAGAATTTCCACTTGTAGTAGAAGCTAAAACCGTAGAATTAGAAGCAATCGCAGTCAAGTCTGACTGATCAGTCAAAAATAATGGAGTAAGAGTAATCGTATACCTATCAGCACCTGGCGCTTTGTAGTTCGGAGACACCTCTGCGTTGTCGAGTAGCGCTACATCTTCAGTAAAGTTTTTAACTGTTTCATCAAGACGAAATACCGCTTTACCCGTGACTTGAGTTTCTTTGTCTGGTTTATCAATGTAAAGTGCCTTTACTTCACTGTTATATATGAAAGATCCACGACCAAAGAATACTCCAATGTCTGTTGTGACTCTTGCTGCATAACCAACATTAACAACAGTACCCAGCGGCGCACCGTTACCAACAATCACTTGGGCATCAACTTGAATTGCGTTGACAATGTTTATGCTCTGTGCTGCTGTGAATGTTGGGATATTTGTTGGAGTTGTAACTGCTGCGCCTGCCGAGTTATATCTTACATAAAATCTCCATTGATACAAACCACCAACGTCAGCAGATAACAGTCTATAATCATAAATTTCTGCGCTTAAGCCTTCAGACCCAGTGTCATCGAGTTTAATCGTATTTCCTTTAATAAGATTAATCGAAGCGTTAAGGGCATCGTTGGTTGCTAAGATGTTTACATCTACATAGCCAATATTGTCATCAAATGTAGTAGCGCCATCTAAGATAGGACCTTCTTTATAAACGCTCCGACCAAATTTATCAATCTGCGATTGCAGCATTGATTGTAGCTGATTAAGTTCACGAACTTGAACACTAAATCCAGGCTTAAATAAAATTCGCAAATAGTTTTTGTCTTCTAACGACGATGTGTTAAAATCATCATTCCAAGGCGGAGCATCATAGGCTTTAATAGACATAATTTAGAACTGTATTACTAATTTGATTTCTTCTTCTTGAGAAGCCGATCTTTGAATTGGTTTTCTATTTTCAACAAAGATTACTTCTCCTGTGCGAGGGACGTATTCAGGATCTACGAGCGAAGTCGCGTCGTATGTGTATACTGTTCCTCCAATCGTGATCTGACTTGCATTACCATCACCTGTTGTGAAATCTTGTTGATTAATTAAGGTGCTTTCATTCTGGTGAAAATAGATGTAATCATTAGCATCATCGACATAATCAACAAAGGCTTTTGCACCATGAACACCTGATAGATTAGTGCTGGTGTCTTCGATTACCGCACCAGCGCTAATAGTTGAAATGTCAGGTGAACCAGTTAGTTTAAATCGACGGAGGGTGTTATATACTTCATCCAAAGCATAATCACCATCTCCTGATGGAACTGGTGTATCGTCATCATTCCGTGTAGGATTGCGTAGTAGCGAGATCTGACGGTAAGTAAGACTTGTTGATAGTTCACCCTCAACATCGCCATTGTAATTAACAGCCAAGCCCGCATAGAACGATGGTAGATCCTTTGTTGGTGTATATCCAAAACCTAAGGCCGGAGCAACCAGTGCTCGAATTACAGGTGCGGTTGTAAATGCTACGCTTGCATTGTCGAGTACAACTGTTGCTCTTTCAACTCCTGTTGGAAAATCGCTTGGTAAAGTCCCAACGCTTAACACAACTCCTGTTACAACTCCCGCAGTCACTGAGACGGTAAGGTCATGCTCAACCGGTGTTTGCATAGTCGAATCACTTACTACAA